CTTAATATAACTAATTTTTACTATATTTGTATTTCGTTTGATATTCTCCGATGCGTCTGGGTCCAAAACAGAGATACCGGTCGTTAAATTCGCGGGCGTTAAAAACCATTTCGCAAGATGACCAATATGTAAAGCCAAATTTTTGATTTCTGCTTTATCATACTCTACACCTTCTTTGGGTTTTACTAATATATCAATGTCTTCACTAATGTATTGGTCGGTATTTTGTATTTGTCCCAACACTAACTGAATTGCTTTTCCGCCTTTAAATATTAAATCGTAGTTTTGACCCACCATTTTGTTGGATAACACACCAAAAATAATTAAACAAGCACATAATAGCATATTATAATGGATAAAGTCGGTATCTAAATCATTGTAAAATGTATCCCCTTGCATATAAGGTTTATTTTTAGTAGGCACATAATACGTTGGTATCAGAGTTTGAATCATCTTACATATTGCCCACGTATCACCCATCACCTTATTTTCCATTTGTATACTTTTATCGCCAGTTAGTATATTTAATATCTTTTCTCTTAGTTCTAGCAGTTCATTATTCGTGTTATTAAATATGGGTGCCCAAAATTCAGGAATATTATCTGTTGGATAACCACTACTTTCAGGCAATGCAAGTGGTAGTGTGAGTAGGCGAACCTGCGGTTTACTTATGGGTGGTTCTGTTTCAGTAATCAGAGGTTCTGTTTCGGTAACGGGTGGTTCTGTTTCGGTAACAGTTGGTTGTTGTACTACGGGTTCGGGTTGTACTTCTTTCTGTTCTAACGCGTTTGGTATCAGTCCAAGCAGTTTGGTCTTACCGGTTTCCGGCAATAAATTAACATCCGCCCCTCTTTTTAATAATTCATTTATAGTATCTACCTTACCTGCATCAGTTGCAGTGGCAAGCGCAGATACTTCATCCTTAATACTCATTAAATTGATATTTCCAGAACTTCGTTTAAACTGAATTAAAATACGTAATATGTCCTTTTCATTATTAATGTTATATATCAATATGCTCATAAATGGAACAAACCCCATCAACGGTGTATCTGATGAACTATACGTTTTTTTATCAATCGGCATATAATTATTCGTAACTGGTATCAATGTATTAATACTGGTTTTGTGGCGTTTCAATGCATTTACACAATCCGTTATCCCTTTTTCATATGTGACGGCATCATTTTTGTTCTGTGAATTATAAATAATCGTAAACAAGGATTTAAACATCTTTCTAAACGTATCACGCAAAGCCACCTGTTGTTGAAATTCATCGTTTGGTCCACCGCCAATATGCGTTTTATTTTTACGCTTTATTGTACGTTTTGTTTTCTTGTTTATTTTTTTATTATTTCTTGTAATTCTTTTGTTCATAGTATACGTCTTATTATAGGCGGATAAAACTTTTTATGTTTCTGTTTATTGGGATATTATTCAATTGCTTTTTGATGTAAAATGAAATAAAATATAATTTGTAATAATACTCTATACATATTATAAGTAATGAGCATTCCGCCTACATATTTAGAACTATTGGAGGCAAAAATTATACCGAATGCACAACAAGAAGTAAAAATACGGTTTGGTCAACCGACGGATATAGAAGAAGTAAAGGATACTGAACAAGATGATAACATTATTGTTGAGACTATCCCTCCCGAAAAGCAACCGATTGCGGTAGTCGTATTAGATAAACGAAAGCAATATACCGGGGACCGACAATTTATTTTAGATAAATTAAGAAATATCAATCCGTTTGTAGTAAAAAAACAAGCAGTTGTCAGTGAGCCGGCTGCTACCATATTAACTGCAACGGTTCCTGTTCCAGTAAAAATCGGAAAAGAAATTGTGATAACTGACAAAAGCATTATTGATGAACCTGCCGAAGAGGAAAAAGAACCCGAACAAGAATTAGTGGATGACAGTGAACCTGAAGAGATTATGATGGGCGATATTCAACGAATTATTGACGTACATACGTTAGATGCAGTTGAAGAAGAACAAAAAGAAAAACAAGTAGAGGACATAATCGTTGAAAAGAAAAAACGTGGACGAAAAGCAAAGGTTGCGGTTGCAACCGAAGGTGAAGACAATGAGAAGATTGACTTGACTACTGCGGTTATTCGTACCCAAAAAGTAATAGATAGATTACCCAAAGAACGCGAGAAGAACGTGATTGTTGCACCTCCGTACTATATGAACAATCGTAAATTATTTATCCAGAAAATTGCGACATTGTTTGAGCCTAGACGGAAAGAACTGCTATCAAACACGGAGACTATTTCTTGCGATAGAAAACAGTCTGACGAGTTTGACCTATTAACACATCAAAAAATTGTGCGTGATTATTTGAATTTATACACCCCCTACCGAGGTTTATTATTATACCACGGATTAGGTTCTGGTAAAACGTGCACGTCTATTGCGATTGCAGAAGGTATGAAAAGTGACAAACAAGTGTTTGTACTCACCCCCGCATCTTTGAAAATGAACTTTTTTAGTGAAATGAAGAAATGCGGTGACGATTTGTACAAAAAAAATCAATACTGGGAGTTTGTATCTATTGACGGTAACCCAGATTACGTTGGTATATTATCAAGGGCTCTTTCCATATCTAGTCAAACGATACGTGCGAATGGTGGCGCGTGGTTGGTCAATGTTAACAAACCGGCGAATTTTACGGAATTATCCACATCTGACCAGTCAGCAATTGACACACAATTGAACGAAATGATACGTGCAAAGTACAAGGACATTAACTACAATGCTCCTAATCTAATGAAGATTATAAACCAATTGTCTAATGATATGACAGTAAACCCGTTTGATAATTCAGTGGTTATTATTGATGAAGGACACAATTTTGTCAGTCGTATCGTGAATAAAATCAAATCGCCCAAATCTATATCCTATATTCTGTATGATTATCTAATGAAAGCGAACAATGCACGTATCGTCTTACTATCTGGTACGCCAATTATTAACTATCCAAATGAAATTGGTATTTTATATAACATTCTAAGAGGCTACATCAAAACGTGGACCATGACCGTGACTGTCACGACAAACGAAAAGATTGATACAAACGCAATCCTAGATATATTTGATAAAGCGGATATACGTACACACGACTTTGTACAATATAGTGGTAATAAAATAATTGTTACTCGTAATCCATATGGTTTTATTAACTTGAAAAAGCGAGGTGCATTGAAAGGAACACAACGTCGTGATAAGAAGCCAATTTCAAACACAACTAGAAAAGTTACGGGTGATAAAAAATATGGCGGTGCAGGAGACGCGTTTGATAGATATGATGGTGTCAAATTGGATGACAGTGGCAATTTATCAGATGCAGATTTTATTAATCGTATAAAAAATGCGTTAAAAAGAGCAGGCATTGAAGTTTCCGAGGGTACTATTGACTTAACCCTAAATAAAGCGTTACCCGACGACTCCGTGTCCTTTTTAACGACATTCGTTGATTCCGAACGAGGCGAAACCCGTAATATTAACTTGTTTCAACGACGTATTCTCGGATTAACATCCTATTTTAGAAGTGCACAAGAGAACTTGTTACCTGAATATGTTCCTACCGAAAACGGCGATATTTACCACGTAGTAAAATCTGAGATGACCCCATATCAATTTGGTGTATATGCCAAAATACGCAAAGTTGAAGCAGACCGAGAAAAGAATGCGAGAAAACAACAGCGAAAGAAACAAGATGATGAATTATTTACTATTTCTTCCACTTACCGTATCTTTTCAAGAGCAGCGTGTAACTTCGTGTTCCCAGAAGAAATTGAGCGTCCGATACCCAATATACCGGAAGATACGATTGATGAGAACATGGTGGATGTCGTTCCGGATGCTTTGACACGAGAAACGGATATCTATTCCAATGTGGATGATGAGCCGGCTGAGAATATTACCGATGCGGATAGAAACAGTTATGCCAAACGTATTGAAACCGCGTTGACAAAAATAAGTCAAGTAGATGCTGAAACAAACCGCAGTAAATATCTAACGGGCGATATACTAAGAAACCTAAGTCCAAAGTTTTACAACATATTGGAGAACCTGACCAACGCAGATAACCGCGGATTACATCTATTATATAGCCATTTTAGAACCATAGAAGGTATTGGATTAATGAAGTTAATATTATTAGCCAATGGTTTCGCTGAATTTAAAATTCAAAAAGAAGGTGATACGTGGGTCATGGTTGAAGATGAAAAAGATGTTGGAAAGCCGACTTTCGTTTTATATACGGGAACTGAAACCGCAGAAGAAAAAGAGATTATTCGTAATGTATATAATGGCGATTGGGGAATTGTGCCAGTATCTATTACAAGTAAACTCAAAGCACGTGCGAAGAACAATATATATGGTGAAATTATCAAGGTGTTTATGATTACATCATCCGGTGCAGAAGGTATTAATCTTAAAAACACCCGATATGTTCATGTGGTTGAACCATACTGGCATATGGTTAGAGTTGAACAGGTTGTAGGACGTGCTAGACGTATATGCAGTCATCAAGACTTACCAGAGGAACTCCGAACAGTAGAAGTCTTCTTATATATTACTACGCTAAGCCAGCAACAGAAAACAGACGAAAAGAATATGGAATTAAGAATAAGAGATGTAAGTCGTTTGGATAGAACAACGCCGGTGACAACAGATGAAACGTTGTATGAAATTGCCAGTATTAAGCAACGAATTAATAATCAAATATTGCAAGCCGTAAAAGAAACAGCAGTGGATTGTTCGTTATATTCTAAGATGACCGTTTCTACCAAAGATAAGCCGATGGTTTGTTACGGTTATGGCAAAGTAGAATCAAACACATTCGGTTCTTATCCTACGTTTGAAATGGACCGTGAACAAAAGATGGGTTTGGATGTCGTGTCTATTAATTGGGATATACAAGAAATTACGATTAATGGTACAAAGTATGCGTTGCGTAAAGAGACAATGGGATTATATAATTTTGATAGTTACAAAATCGCGGTTGAAAACCCGGGGCTTGAACCGGAATACATTGGAAAGTTAGTCAACGAAAATGGTAAATATAGAATCATAAACAAGTAATATTCTTCGCTGCTTAGTAGATTTATTGCAAAAGATATAAACAATTTGCTGTATATGTAAAATATGGATAATATGATGTATGTGTACCAGAAACAAACATTACGTGGTAAAATTGTTGGACGCGTATTTGAGCGATGTTATCGTTCATTGTTAGATTGTATACGAGTAATCTATAAGTAATACAATATTTTTGTAAAATTGAATACTTTTTTATATACTAATCAATAGTATATAAAAGTTCGTATGGTTCTTATGCAATAATGAGTGACCGTCGTGAAAATAACAAGAGTAAGGGTAAATATGAGTTTATCAACGAATTATGTGAAGAATGTAATACACACGTAATAGTTGATTGTTGTAATAAATGTGGTGACGGTGTTTGCAACAATGATACTTGCAGTGATACATATCCTCATTATAACAATACTGTCTATATTATATGCCGTAAATGCTTTCATTCTGTGAATAATCGTTTATATGTGCTTGTTGACAATGAGACAATGCCCATCGGAAATATTTCACGCGAAATGATTAGAACAATATCAAGGAATTAGAAAAATTGGGGGGTAGAAAACATAGTGTATATGTTTTTTATTGGTGATTTACTGTAATTTCTTTATTATCAGATGGCAAGTCAACGGTTGGGTTAATGCACCCGATGATTCGTCTACCTGTATTCCGCCAGTAACAGCCGTTGACGGATTATTTATACTGAGAATAGAGTTTATTGTGGGTGGTGTAAATACGATACACATTCCAACCACTGCGCCACCACCCGGATGTCCAACCACAGTCTCTATTAACTCATTGCCGTTTAATACAACCACTAGTTCTCCTGTGTTTTGAAGTGTAACCTGGAATGTTATCTCAAACACACCATTCGGAGGTAAAACAAACTCTGATGTGGATGAACCATTTCGTTGTATTCCGAATGGATTTACAGATGGGCTAGGGAAATTAATCGCAAACCCTGGCTCAATTGCATCCGGATTATCGTTAACCCCCGAACTGCTCATTTGTCCATAAAAGTCTGCAAACAGAGGTGAAAACCCAGCACCGGTGTCTCCTTTTGCACCAGTTGGACCCACTGCTCCTGGTTCACCTGCGTCGCCCTTTGGTCCCGTAGGACCTTCTTCACCGGCATCACCTTTTGGTCCAGTAGGTCCTTCTTCACCTGCGTCGCCTTTTGGTCCAGTAGGTCCTTCTTCACCTGCGTCGCCTTTTGGTCCAGTAGGTCCTTCTTCACCGGCATCACCTTTTGGTCCAGTAGGTCCTTCTTCACCTTTTGGACCAGTAGGTCCAACATCACCCGTTTCGCCTTTTCTTCCAGTAGGACCTTGTTCACCTCTTGGTCCAGTATCTCCGTCACAACCTTTATGCCCGGTTGGTCCAGTTGGACCAGTGCATCCATCATTCCCTTTTGGACCGGTCGGACCAGTGGGACCTGTATCACCTTCACAACCTTTATGACCGGTATCTCCCTTTACTCCGTGAGAACCAGTTTCTCCCTTTGGACCGGTCGGACCAGTTGGACCAGTATCACCATCACATCCATCCTGACCATCACATCCATCGTGCCCATTAAAACCATCACGCCCTCTACTACCCGTAGGACCCATCGGACCAGCGGGACCTGTATGTCCACACGGTCCAGTTGGACCTTCACGTCCATCGCAACCATCTTTACCATTTTTGCCATCCTTGCCATCTTTACCATCCTTACCATCAATACCATCACGACCGTCCTTACCGTCACAACCATCTAATCCGTTACAGCCATCCTCACCATCACGCCCATCACGCCCATCTTCACCGTCTTTACCATCTTTTCCATCTCGCCCGTTCTTCCCATCGCGTCCATCCTCACCATCTTTTCCATTTTCACCATCCTTTCCATCACGCCCACATTTACCATCTTCACCATCACGTCCATCCTTACCATCTTTACCATCTCTGCCGCATTTTCCAAGTTTTACTACTTTTTTACATTGTTTATTTTTTTGGCTGCTTCGTTTACATTTAGTATTCGTTTCACAGTAGTGACACTTCCTACTTGACCGAGCAGTACACTTACAACAATCATCATCTTCACAATCGGAATAGGGCATATATAATAATATTATATATAGCATATAACTACACTAAACTATATGCTAATAAAACAATGCGTGACGATAACAAATGCATAACTTGTTGTATATTAAATAATATTGCCAGACTTGTATAATTGTACCTCTATCTGTAACATACTATTTGCACGGGCGTATTTTAATTACGATACAGTTTTCTGTACTGTCTTTGATGCAATTATTTTCTGGTCCACGTTTTTCACATTCTATTTGAAGTTTTTCACATTTACATCTCTTTTCTGATTTGCATTTATCGCATTTGCAACGTTTTTCTGGTTTGCATTTATCGCATTTACAATGTTTTTCGTATTTGTATTGTTTCTCTTGCTTACATCGTTTTTCTGGTTTACATTTTTCACATTTGCACTGTTTTTCTTTCTTTTCAGAACGTCTATGACATCTAGTACATTTGCAACTTTTCTCCGGTTTTGGGTGACACTTATTACATTTGCGGTCGTATCGCGAAAGTTCACATACTGAATTCGGTTCAGAGTGCTGCGAAGAACAGTCATCCGCAGAATTATAATCCGTGTAATATTCGTCAACTGAATAATTTGTGTTATTCGGCATAACAATTATATATACAATAATTATATATAATTCCCTACATATATGCAGCGACGTTTAATAGTGATTTACAATTTTAACTGCATATTTACATTGTAATACTATTAGTTACATTTATTTTTTTAGAAACACTAATCCGGGAACTGGAACGGATGATAATGTATACCAGTGTTGGTCTATTTCATCTATCGTAAGAAGTGACCCGATATATTGACCACCTGGGATGCCTTGGAACTCCTGGAATGTTATAATCACATATGGCTCTGTGGGATTACCGCTAGCATCAATATATGAGTCCGTACGGCTTATGCTCAGTATAACACGTGCATTAATATCACCGTATTCATCCGTATGATATACGGTACCAGATGCATCTGTAAAAATACTAATTTCTGCATAGTTTCCTGCCGTAATGATGGCTATGATGGATGTATTCATCGCGTCGTAATTTGCACTATTAATAGGGATTGGGGTCGCCATTTATAATATATATTATTTATAGATATTATTGCCTACATATATGCAGTGATAAATATATGTAAATAGAATACGTGACTGCATAAGTACATATTAAACCGCTGTACTTAGATTTATTATTTTGTAACTACAATTTTAGAATTGGAATGCTGGAACTGGAATAGAGGCTAACACATACCAATGATCGTCCACATAATCAACATTTGTAAAATAATCAATGAACTGTCCATCCGGATTACCCGCTGAATCTTTGAACTCTATCACAACAAAAGGATTAGTATCATTACCTGACTTATCCTTATATGATGCCGTATAACTGGCGCTGAGAACGATACGGTCCTTGATTTGCCCGTGGTCATCACTCGCATATACAGTACCGGCAGCATCAGTGTATATGCTAATAGATGCGTAATTACCAGCCTTGATTATAGCCAAAATTGCCTCGTTCAATGCGTTATAGTTTCCACTATTCAATGCGATTGCCATTTCAAATATATATAAGGAGTTAGAGATATTTTATTTCATTTATGACTAAATTGTTATGGGATAAAATACATATATTCAAATAAAATATAAAAACAAACGCAATACTTAATGTATATTGTGTGCTACTTTTATTATGAACGAGGAAAATAATGTATTGACAATAAAAACGGTTCAAATTCAGCCTATACGTAATATGATTACTGCGATTAAAGATATATTAACAGACGCTACGATTACGTTTACAAAAGACCGTATGAAAATTATTAATTTTGACAAAACCCATACTATTCTCGTAAATGTCGTATTACACGCAAACCGGTTTGAACATTATATGTGTCATCCCGAAAAAATCATTGTTTGTGCAAATACCCTACATTTGTTTAAAGTCATTTCTACTATGTCTAATGACGATACTCTTTCTATGTACATTGATAAATCCGACTATCATGACGGCATCGTATCTCACTTAGGTCTACAATATGATAATGGTGATATTCGTCAATGTTATAGCCAGAAACTGCGTTTAATTGAACCCGATACCGATGAGTTATTTGTTCCTGACGTGGAATATTCTACCATTATTAACTTGCCTACATCTGACTTTCAAAAAATTATTCGTGACCTAAATGGTATTTCCGACCGTATTGAAATCAAATCCGTCGGAAGTGATTTAATTTTTTCATGTGAAGGCAATTTTGCTAGTTCACGCATTTTACGTTCGGAATCAGAAGGCAATATGAACTTCATACAAAAATCGGATGCGTCCGTAGTTATCCAAGGCGAATTTTCATTAAAAAGTTTATCGCATTTTATTAAATGTACTCCTTTGTGCAGTCATTTGGAAATGTATCTTGGTAACGATTTGCCACTTATTATTAAATACGATGTTGCCTCGCTTGGTGAAATAAAAATGTGTCTATCTAATCTACCTCCGTCATTCTAAATGATAATGTGTTTGGCATTTAATGCCTGAACTTGTCCTATCACATTCGTTTTTATTACGTTTGATATATTGGTGTAAATAATATCCAGGTTTGGTTCAGATTTATATTTTGAATTTTGTTTGCAAATCAATGCACCTTGTTTAATAATTTGTAATTTTTGTTTCTTATCTAATGTAATATCTTGGGGCATTTTTGCAATTACGTGACACGATGAATAGTCACTTATGTGAAACCACAAATCATCTTCGTCGGATTCATCAATTATATCAAAATTATCTTGTGCATTTGTCCCAACTAAATAGGTTATTTCGCGATTTAACGATTGAATATGTCTGGATTCAATCTTCATATTATTTGTTCTTATTATATTCGGTATATAACAAGAAACATTTTCAATTTTACCACTCTGTACTCATAAGACGGTCGTAATATGTTTCACAACTATGGTCGGAAGCACTCCAACACGTTATATATGTCTCTTCGTACCAATTACGCTGCGCATCTCGTGAAATCAAACAGTAATCTTTCTCCAAGAGTTTCAAATTATGTCCAACATGATAATATCTGTACATTGGAAACGCTGTTACTACATCACGATTATTCGTAATACGATAATGGGTTAAGTTTGTTTTTGCGTCAAACGCCTGTTTCCAATCATAATTACCCACGCGAGGACTAGCAAACGATATCACCATTATTTGGTGGGCTATTTCATTAGATAGCATATATCCAAATAACGTTGCTAAGGCACCGCCCAAACTGTGACCAGTTACATATAGTGCACATGTGGGATATTTATCCAATAATTTCTTTACTTCAGATACTAGTTTATTATATACATTATTCTTGGTTAACTGGTTGTAAAACCCACTATGAACACGAATTTTCTCAGTTAGTTTGTGTTTCGTAACAGTTAAATCATAACAAAAGTCCGTTTGCATATCACTCCCACGAAATATCACACATATACGTCTTTCGGTTTCACATATAGTTATGCCAACCTGTATATCTGTCTCTGTATCTTGAATAAATTTCACTAATTTTCCGCTGGGAACATTATATGCGATATCTTCCAGTACCTTTTTCCTGGTTTCATTCAAATGCAGATTATCAAATTCTCCTCTTTGTCTTAACCCTTCTACAAATGCATCTACCGTATCATTTGGGTTTGACATATACATTTCTCTTCCATAATTATATACCAAGACGGTAATCCGTAACAAATCAATCGTCGTTTTATATGACAATTGATTTAATAACGGATGTTTATGGATAAATTCTGACATGGGTATACATATATATACTAGATATATTTCTAGTCAAATATATAGGTGAAAAACGATTGTAGCACTGCAAATATAATCATAACAACTATTATTTTTATCCATTCAGCAGTCGTTGGAGCAGACAGTTTGATATATTGAGTTTCATGATTTCGTCCTATGTTGTAATGTATGTAATTTTCTAGAATGTTCAAAAATATGAAGACCATAAACGATACGATTAATAAATGTAGACCATTTTTTCCAAATACGTGTTGCATATACTTAAATATTGTATATATACATTATATATGTACAATAATTTAGGGGCTCCGTCTGTTTATGCACACATTCTAAGTGGTGTTTTTGTATTTACTGCACTACTTTTTGTAATTTGGAATATTACTAAACTTCAAGGTGTTGATGTATACAAAAAGATGATTATGTTGTTACTTATTAGCATTTCTATTGGAGTGCACGGTCTATCTCATTTGGGTCTAGAACAGACATATCACTATTACCCGGTACAAACTATGTGTCCGATGTACAATAAACCTTGTCCTATGCAAAATGGTATGTGCAAAAAACGGGTTCGGTTTGCTGTATAATATTTCAATTGTTTAGAATTCAGGTTCATGTTTTTTGAATAGACAACCCTGTTTTGCTAGATTAAAAATGGTCGTAATAATACTTGGGTCTTGTAGGTGAGATACATCCATCCATATTTTTATAATACAAAAGTGCTTTTTTGGTGATATTGTAATACCATTGATGTGTTTACTATATTCAGAGGATATACATAATGATTCTCCGCATAATAGATAAAACAAGGTCTTCCATACTTCGGGGGCGTGTTTATTTATAATTTTATATGAGAAGCAACCCCCGTTACGGTTTTTAGGGTCTTCCCACATGGGTGTAATACCATCCCGCATTACAAACAACATACAGTTCTTAATAATATTGTCGTGAATTGTGTTATTCAATGATATAACCTGCTCGGCGGTATCAATGTCACGCATGATTACAGAATAACTGGATAACTCCCAGCATTTATCGTGTGGTAAATGGTAATACATATTCCATTTATCATTCAAGTTATGTTGTTGGGTAGGAATACTCAACGCATCCATCGTGATTACACCCGTAAATTATATATAGAAAAATCTTTATATTATTTACTTCAAATAACGCCGCATAATATATTTATACTATCTCCTAAAATGAATTTGAGAGATATAGTTAAACATTCTCAATTTCATTCAATTTACACCCTTGCACATTTTGGTTGTAATGAAGACATTTGCACAAATTACCGCATATGCATATTATTATTTTACACCTTTGAATATTTAAGTTCGCACAAAAATATCAAAAATGTAAAATCAATAGTAGGAGTTTCACCTACGATGGTCTAACTTTTTCCACTTCTTCTTTGGTATTGGAAGTGGTGAAAGACGAAATATGGAAACACGCAGGGCGTGTAATATTATTGCATATACAAAACACTTTTTCAGAGTTCGTGTTTGTAGTATATGCGGGTTACTTCCCCACACGCAGGGCAACAATCACTATAGTTTTGCCGATTATATCTATATTCACATTCATCATGCATCATTTTCTTGCAATTGGCACATACAATATAATATTCTGTAAATCGGTCATTGCAAAGAATGCATGTTTTATGACGTATAAAACATGAATGTATATTTCCCATTTGTTTACAATAGATGGTTATTTTTATATGAAAAATGTAAATATAAGAAACCGGTCTAGTCTTCTTTGTCTGTATCATCGCCCGGTTCTAATTCGGGAATTACTTCCGATAATCGTTCGGGTTCTTGGGTAAGTTCCGCGAGTGAAGGTAATTCCTCTATTTCTGGTTTCGGTCTATTATTTGTATCACCCTCTTGTTCACTATCTGATGCATAGTCCTTCGCTGGATACACTGTTATAATATCATATCCTCGCTCTTTTATTTTTATATACTGGTTTGATTTTAATGTGAACATATTAATATTCGTATCCATAATATTGATTACGTATCTCATATCAAACACATATGGCTTTTCTTGATATTCTAAATATCTTTTAAAAAATACAGGGGTTAGTATACTATTTGTTTTACTATACATACTGATTGGCATATCTAGCATGATACCTTTTTTCATCATTGGATGTGTATACTCAACCGTCAAAAAGAACCTTCGTCCGTTATATACTGGTAAATCATAACTCGTAGGTAATTCTTTGTCTACGTTAAAGTAGGATGCATAGAGATATTTATCAAAAACTTTCATTGTCACCATTGTTTCTACTACGTTTGCCTTGCATCTAGACTTCGCAATCTCGCTAATATTATCTAAACATTTTTTGTAAAAGTCGTTTACTGATAAACTGGTACTCGTCTCGGAATTTATATAATAATATTTCTCGTCAAATAAATACTGTTCATTGGTTAGTAATTCCTTATTCGTTTCTTCAATAGTTGAAATGGAAATCCAGTTATTACCAAAGGGTTCAATGTTATGTCCATTAAAGGATGCTACACAACATCTTCCGGCATAACATACCATATCCGTGCAGTTACGGACAAATGGGTATTTATCATATAAGTCTCCGGCTGTTATTTCAATTTGTGTTTTGACAACTAATACGTTTGTAATTACTTTTACAGCGGTATCGTTTAATGTCATATTTTGTACTTGTTCCATCATTTTACGGTAAAAGTCAATAATATAATCTATACTATAACTTGCCAATACTATTCCTATTGTGTATGCTGCGATATATGCAATCATCGTTTATATAAGATAGTATGCTTGTTAGTTTTTATATTTATTACAGTAAATATTCAATCATTGTATTACAATATATTTACTGTCAAAAATATATAATACTATTTTCTATCTATAATGTAACTATGGTGAAAACAAAACGCGGACTATTTTTATTTCATCGCGATTTTCGTATTGAAGACAATACTGGCTTGAATAAAGCACTTGAACTCTCAGAAGAACTATATACTTGTTTTATATTTACTCCTGAGCAAGTGGGTCATTCAAATACATATAAATCCAATAACGCTGTACAATTTATGATTGATAGTTTGGCGGATTTAAACATTAGTATAAAGAGCAAAGGAGGAGAACTTATGTGTTTTTATGGACATCAGGTTGCTGTATTGAAATCTATTGTTCAGGCTCTTGATATTGATGCGATTTATTTTAACCGCGATTATACACCGTATGCTATTAAACGCGATAAGGAAACGATACAATGGTGCAAAGAAATGAATATATTCTGTCAATCATACTCAGATTACTACTTGTATGAACCAGGAACTGTTCTATCCGACGCTAGCAAGACTGCCTACAAAAAATATACTCCCTTCTATAATAAGGTTATTAATATAGATGTACGAGAACCTATGATAAAACGCACTTATCGCCTTGTAAAATATACAGGTTCTCGTCTAGACGATTTAATAACCTTACCCGAAGCCATGTATAAGTTTGTAAAAATAAATAGCAACATCCTTGTAAATGGTGGTCGTAAACACGGAAAACTATTACTTGCGTTCGCATTACGCGAGCAAAAGAACTATGACGAAACTCGCGATTTTTTTACAAAACAAACTACTCATCTGTCTGCATATATTAAATTTGGTTGTATTTCCATTCGGGAAGTTTACCACACAATCAAACGCAAGTTCGGTTTAAAACACGGTATTATACGAGAACTCATTTGGCGTGAATTCTTTGCTCACGTATTATTTGCATATCCGGAGGTTGTTGGACGCTCTTATCAACCGAACTTTCGCAATATAGATTGGAACCGCAATAAGTCACATGTTGAACAATGGCAAACGGGTCAAACTGGGTTTCCATTGGTAGATGCGTGTATGCGTGAAATGAACACTACTGGATATATGCATAACCGCGGAAGAATGACCACTGCGAGTTTTTTAATAAAAACGTTATTAATTGATTGGCGTGTAGGAGAACAATACTTTGCCCAACAATTAACCGATTATGATATTGCATCTAATAATGGTAATTGGCAAGGCATTAGTGGGACCGGTGTTGATATGAAACCGTACTTCCGAGATATGAACCCTTGGATACAAAGTTATAAATTTGATATTAATGCCGAATATATTAAAAAATGGGTACCGGAACTATCTTATGTTGCCCCTGCTGATATTCATAAATGGCACACAGCGTGCGATAACCCAAAATATAAAGATATTCAATATCCAAAACCGATGGTTGATTATGATGACCAAAAAATACAAATGCTTGCTATGTATCGGCGTGCAATTAGCCATAACTAATTTGATTTTTTGTAATGCAGTGAAAACGACGTTTTACACCTTTTTCGTTTCAAACGCCTGTTTTTTATCTTTTTAAATATATTATAATGGGTTGCGATTATTATATTTATGTTTATCTAGAAATACAACATAAAAACGGAATATCTTATTATGAACTTCCTACTATTCGTGGTTATTATTGCGATTTAGAATGTGGATTTTGTGATAGTGATGATGATGAAAATGATTATTATTATAATTCAATAGAATATAAATTATTGTATGAAAATATGAAAAAAATATGCTTAACTCCAAGGAAACCAGTTGTTATTTATGATAATAATTCATTCATAACATCAAAACATGAGATGAAATACTTACCATTTATTCAAAATAAAATAAACAACAAATATCTGGAAAAAAACATTCAATATAAAGACACTGGTATTTTTACAAGAATAGAAGAAATAGTAAAAGTTGTAAAAAAAGAAGAACGGGTATGACCCTTTTGAATATAAATATTTACACCCTTGCAGAATTAAATCCGTACGGCGGATTAATTCTTCAAGTAAGATACCAGTAATGATTTGAAACCAACCACGCTTTTAGCGTGCGGTTGTAAATCTTCACTGGTATATAATCGGTGTTTGAAATGAAAAAGGTGTAATTCGCAATTAAGAATTGTAAATATAATATATGCATTATTTATACAATGATACATAATCTGCTATCGTCTAATGAAATTACGGAAATATTAAATAATCATATTGTACAGTCTAATAAGGAACTTCTTTCAACCCTACAACAAGTAGATTTTTGTATTCAATTGCCTGATGCAATTAAAATCAAATTGGAAACCGGGTTGGGTATTGACTTAACTCAAATTACATCTATTCCGATGAGATGGATTAAGGGAGATACACCCCCACATATTGATAAAGGCGAGAGCATGTTTAATACTACATTTTTAGTATATTTGACAGATAGTATAGGAAATTTAATAATAGATGGACAATCGTATCCAATTACTGCGGGAAATGCACATATTTTTAGCGAAAGTATTGCACATTCTACTGTCAATACTGGGGATAGTGAGCGTTTAATGATAGGACCTATGAGTGAAACTGGGTTTCAGGTTGGTGGGCCACCTCTTATATTATATTTTGATAACGAAACAGATGCAAATCAAATGACAAATGTGATAGGTTCTAATTATACTAATTATACAATAGAAACCATAAACGATATTTCATCTTGGAACATCGCAAAAAATGTCAATGGTACAGAACCATCGCCAAATGGTGGACCATATAATACCGGCACTGTATTAATTAATACTGGTATATATTATTTATACCCATATACAACTCCACCACCGCCATCAAATCATCCAGTTTCTATGGGTAGTTTATTTACGAATAATGCGCAAGTGTATTATAAACCCCATAGTTTATCTACGGGTGGTGGTGGTAGTGGCGTAAGAAATTGCCGCCATAAACAACGAAGAACATAAAGAGCATATTCCCTATATTCTTGATTATTATTCTATATCAATAATAACCAATACACAGTGAAGGTTTGAAACGATAAACTACGTAAAATCTTATAATAAAAAACTTAGACATATTTCTTTTAGCCCATGTATATATCAATATAGACAATGTTTGGTTCTCGGATTATTCTCGCGGTAACCGTAATTTTCGCTTTAATTGACCATTTTGGCGTACTTGCAGACACACAATGTCCTACGGTTACAAGCCCCAACGCGGACCGCCGTGAGGATAAAACCTTGCTTCGTATAATGCAATACAACGTTGAGTGGTTATTCACTGATTATTATAAAAACTCGAATTGTCCTGGTGCCGGGTGTACTTGGATAAACGAAACCGCCGCACAAACCCATTTAACTTATATATCAAATGTTATTAACTATATACAACCAGACATTATAAATTTTTGTGAAATTGAAGGGTGTGACGAATTAAATGAAATGATAAAACAAACCTCCTCTTTATATAACCCGTATCTAATACAAGGTCAAGATACGTCTACTGGACAAAATGTCGGTATGTTAACGAAAATTAATCCCTCTATGAATTTATATAGGACAGAAGACAGAGTTAATTATCCGGTTCCCAACTCAAAATGCGGATACACTGGTTCGCCCGGCACATCCGGCGTTACAAAACATTATATTACTGAATTTAACTGGTCTAATATGAAAGTTCTCTATATCGGTCTTCATTTTATTGCATATCCGACAGATGCGCAGCGATGTGCTGAACGTGAAGCACAGGCAACTGTTATACAAAATGTTATTATCCCGTATGTACAAAAGGGTTACGAAGTTATTGTAATGGGTGACTTCAATGATTACGATGAAGACCCATTAGATGCAAACGACAACGTACCTATATCGCACGTTCTTGATATTGTTCGTGGAAAAAATACGAATGTGTATAAGTTGTATAATGTTGCGTCGTCTATGCCAAAATCTAATCGTTTTTCTGATTGGTGGGACAAAAATGGAGATTGCAAGTCTACTCCGGACGAGTTTTCTACCATTGACCATATGTTGATAACTCCTTTATTGCAAACGAAATTTAAAGACGCATATATTTATCACGGTTATGATGAATTTTGCGGAACATACAATTCTGACCATTATCCAGTTGTGTTAGAATTCAATATTTAGTTATAATTGATTGGTTTACATACAAACCAATCAATAGATTGTTAGATATCTAATGAAATCGTGTTCTTATCCGAACGGTTCTTTCGGCGGTTAGATTGTTTCGGCATATTAGAGTTTTGCATATCCTTCAATGATGCAATTGAAATAACGGAATTGTCATCTAACGACTGCATTGCACTCGGTGCGGGTTGTTCGTGAATATTCACACTTCGGGTTTTTAATCCTGCCAAGATATTGTCAATATCGCTTGATTGAGGTCCTCGCATTTCTGGACGAGGGGCTGGTTGTTGCGGCGTGCGAATTGTGCGTTCTGGTCCATTGATATCATATTCACCGGATACTTCTACTCCCTTTTCACGGAACATTGCCCCGCGGCTTGCATTAATGTCCGGACGGTTGCTTGGCGGCTCATTGGTATATACCATACCGGGACGTTGGGGCGGTGGCATACTTTGTGTATTAACGGGGGCAGGCGGAGGAGGACCGCGTGGCTTGGTATTCTCCTGCACGAAATTATTTGCCATTGCAAATCCAGGCGATGATTGGCTCATACTGCTCACCGTTGCATTTGTGAACATCTTCATTAATTCTGGACTTTGTTTAATCACATCATTAAATGCGGGTGTTGCGCTAGACAAGGCTTTGTTTGAAAAGTTCAATACAGCCGCACTAAAACCCACACGCAACAACAATGAAATTTCGGGCGCCATCTTACCTCCTTTGTATTTATCGTGTAACTCAGAGAAAATCTCCTCGTAACTGTCAATATCTTCGTTCACTTGTTCTCCCCAGCCATCCAAGTTCAAATCAAATGGGTTGAAGACTGTGTTTGCGTATTCCAATGAATTAATAAATGTCATAAACCACCAACCCTGCAATTTAATACTATCTTTTTTACGTTTATCTTCTAATGCAGTTTCGTATTCATCTTCTACCTCATCAAAGGCAGATTCCAAGTTGAAATTAGAATTATGCTTGATAAGACCCTTTTCATACCATTCGTCCAATTTCTTAATCATCGCGCGTTTCTTACGGCGCACTTCGCGCTCAGAGAGAGTAGTTGCCTTCTCCGCATTAAGTGGGATTTCATTCATCTTAGAAAAACCATCCCAGGTTTTTGCAGTACCCATACTACTACGTGTCGCTTGTCCCAGATTAGCACCGGAGTCATCCTCCATTACCTTAATAGGAGCAGATGAAGGTTCCTCCTTTTTACCAAACCCAAACAAGTTCGCAGCCATACCGGTGAGTGTCTTTGTGTTGCCACTAGACGGTTCTGCGTGTTTATTTTGACCAGATAATTCATTCAATTCATTCTCTAAATTATCTAGTTCGCCTAAATTTAAATTAGAATTGCTGTTTGTTGTGATTTTTTTATCATTCATTAATAACTCAATACCAGAACCAAATTTAGAACTGTTGAAACCACTGTTTGAACCACCTACATCAAGAGATATCGGCTCTAAATCGTCCAAAGCACCTAAATCTATCACTTCCATTGTATTATGATATTTATACAAGTTTTGTTTTTAAATCTTCCGCAATTATAATAATATTATTGTTTCGTAAATACCAAATACCTTGTAAAAATGCATCCGCTAAATCATCCTTTTTCTTTGTATCTAGTGCGGTTCTCCACTTTGACAAATTAGGGTTGGCATTTATAATCTCTAAACAATAATACACACCATCCTTTTTATGGGCTTTATAGTCCGGATTAATACCTTTTGTAGTGGATTGTGTAGTCGGAGTTAATGTATTCTCAGTAACGTCATCGTCTGTTAGTGTTCGCCGGTTCACAAACTGTTTCAGTTTATTTGCGGAAGATATAAAGTCTATTTTGGCGGTTTCATTCGTCATTATGAAATACTGCGCCAACATTCCTTGAATTGTTTTCATTCTGTTTGCAATCGGTGATATCTGGTTCTCAATCACAACATTGGTAACATCGGCTATGTTCGCCGCTTCTCCTAAACATATTTTCATATTGCGTCCAATCTCTATCAAATCTGTCTCCGATGCAGTTTTTGATTTTTTCACGACAACCGGAGCAAAACAATGTTTTTCAAAATAGGCGACTACTATGGACAAAATGTCTTTTTTTAACATCTTCTCTGGATTTGGAGTAGTAATAAAGGCTAAATGCTTGTTACCTAATTTAATTAAATCGTCTGTTTTCATTTTCTTCAATGAGGTCAGTTGCATTTGCTTTGTCGGAACAATATACTGAGAACAATCCTTTGCGTGTTTGTCACAATAATATTTATCATTTTTAATATATTTTGCCTTTTTTGTACATGCCTTTGGCTGCGCTTTTTTTGACTTTGGAGTACTCATACACTGACATACGTACTCGGTTTCTTCTTTTGCCATCAGATTTAATACCTCCCATCCTGTAATATTAAGTTCTCCTTGTGTGCAATCAAACACACAGTATGCCATATTTTTTATTCCTACGTCAAAACTTATCACCTTCATCCCAAGAATAAACAATATAAACCAGGCGGTTTATGTCGTTTGACCAGTAAAATACTTATACTCTTTTCATCGCCATTTTATTCAAAGTCTCTTGTTCCACAACCGGCGAAATCTTCAATGCACTTGCTTGCTGTTGTGACAAATACATATTTTTTAAATCACTGGTTGGTTTTCCAAAACGATGGGTCGTATCCACAACATTTGTTTGTAAACGGGGGGTATTCGTCATTCCTTGCACCTTATTGCATCCTATCTTGGGTACTTCTGATTGACGAACGGCTAGACTGTTCTCGTTATTACTCTCACGGTAATTATATTCCATCAAATCCTTTGCGTTTTGTGTTAAATACTTACGATATTGCCAGTTGGTAGTAATATTTGCCTTCGTTAGTAAATCTGAGTTATTCGCCGCCTCGGGTTGCCAATTTGCAAACACCGGTTGTCCGGCACTCATTATGGTAGGAATTTCAGGTGTTTGTATGTTCTTATGAACTGGATACATTGTACGTGAAAATTCAAAATTTAATTTTGGATAGGCATTTTCTAAATTTGTAAATTCATTTAATGACGAGGAAAACATTATAATATATAATTCGGATATATTATAATTCGTTTACGGTATTACATATGGTCGTTTGTTTCCAACATTTTCACTAATTCCATCTTTTTCATCTTACTTGGGTCAGTGCATAGACCCTTCGTAATCACCAATGCCTTTAATGCTTGAATATTCATTTTTCGGTATACTTCATTCGCATTATCTTCTTGATTTGTTTGTTCATTATTATTTTCTAAATGTTTATCTTCTAGTTTTTCTACGATAACACGTGCATCTGTATGAAGTAATTCAGTTGCTGTGTCATTCTCGTTTTCATTGTCAGATACTTCATTTGTATCAGTTGGGATTTCGCTCATATTCACTGTATCTGGTTGGTCAAACATAATTACTTTGACCGAGTTCTCATCGCCTCCATCTTGAACATCATCTTCATCACTTTCCTCGTCGCTGCTCTCCTCGCCGCTGTTTTCATCGTCGCTTTCATCGCCACTATCCTCGTCCTCACTGTCATCCTCAACATCACTGTCATTCATTTCTTCAATATCCGTATTTACCGGAGCATGACCTTCGGGAGCCGGATAAAACAATATGTTGGGGTCCGATTGAATAATCCCTCGCTCAACACGATTTCCGTTATTTAATTCCAAGACTATGTTATTAATTAATTCAAACATTGTATCACATTTCTGTTCCAATGTTATAAATCGCTGTCTAAAATGATAAACCAATAATAGAATTAAAATAAAGGTAATGCCTAAACTCACAAAAAAGAATGTCTCAACAAAACTAAACAGACCCATTTTATTATAAACTAACAAATTAATAGTCAAATGCAAACGAACGAGTAAAAATATATTGCTAATATATATTATAATGGAAACGACATTTGCACAGGCTTCTCCTAAACTAAATACGACTGGAATTGATGGCGGTATTACTATCAACAAAAACTTTATTATAACGGGTTTATTAATTTTGCTAATATTCTCTCTTTTAGGAATAAACATTTTGAACATTTTCGGTAACTTAATTCAAATGATTGGTAATTTATTTCAATCCATTGTGAATATATTCAAACCCTTAATCACACATATATTGTCCTTGTTGGGTTATACTGCCGGGTCTGTTATTAATACTACCGCAGATGTTGTCTCTACTACTGCTAAAACCGGTATTGATATTGCCAGCGGAAGCATTCAGTCTGTCGGAAACTTATTAAAGGATGGCAGTAAGAATGTTATTGACATGAATACTAAAAATATCTTTGATAATTCTTTAAATTTGTCCAATCTTCCGGGCACTTTACCCAATGCAGACAGTGCTGACAGTAACATCCAAACCGCTATTTCATCCAGCAAAAACCAGTGGTGCTTGGTCGGTAATTTTCAAGGACGCAGAGGATGTGTTGAAGTTGATAAGGATACCAAATGCATGTCCGGTCAAATATTCCCAAGTCAACACGCGTGCTTAAACCCTACTCTTACCAACAATATGCAGTAAAATAACGACAAATTGTGGAAAAATTGAACGTTTTGTTTGCGATATAGTACAAATAACTAATACACCAATATGCCAAAAACACGTGACCAATTGTGCCGTATGGCAATTGACAGTTTTATGACAAATGCTTATTGTATACAATATCATATTAATGTCCTCACTGAAAATAAGTCTCAATCATTGCACACATATGAGATTGAAATGCCGATTATGATTAAATTATATGATGTTGATACACCTCATATGATTAATGGAATAACATATCCCGCGGGTCCAGTGCATTGCGAACAAGATTTACCGAACGAAAACGATTTTATGATTGATTTTAATCAATTCTTTGATAATTATGCTTTATATGAACGACAACCAAGCCATTCTGGTTCCGATGATATCCTGATTAGAACCTCTTTTATAGAAACAACACACACACGATGCGATAATATGAATATGACCGCAACCATTCTTGTAAAATACGCAAAACAATACAAACCTTTTCCTATTGACCATACACCAAATAACTATGAAGCGAAATATAACCATTTAACACAACTATTTGACGAACAACGCTCACAATTAGTATTATTAAACCGAGACAATAAACATTACAGAAGACGATTACATTCTGTTTCAAAAGAATATCTATCTCTTAAAACAGAATACGAAAAAACTATTAATTCGGTTCACATCAAATTCGCGTCGTTACAAACGATTATTAAGTCTATGTATGAAAAACATTCCATGAATGAAGAATGCCCTGTCTGTTACGAAGGTATATCCGTTGACACACTAGTCGTTCCGGTATGTGGACATTTTATATGTTCTCATTGTTCTTCTCGTTGTTCTTGCTGCCCGATTTGTAGAGATGCTAGTCAGTTGACGAATTATCCACCCGATACACCGGTTAATTGAATGGACGTCAATGGTTTCACACTTTCTGTTGTTATAATTGTACAGTTATTTTGTACTTTTTTGTTGCTATTGTTATAATTGTAATATATTCCGTATGTAAAATCGTAATTCGTAATGAAATTATCTATGTTTGTATAAGTAAACAACATAGCAGTAATTATATTGATATCATATATGTATCCTGGTTCAGTATACAAATCCATATTCGTTATTTTTAATATTCCTGCATATAACGAACCTGAAAAGTCTTTTCCGGTATTGTTACCTGATATATCAAATGTGATAGAACTTACATTTTGAGTATCGGCGGTAAAACTTACTATGCGATTTGTGTTAAGCGTATTATCAACAAATACTACCTGTGGATTAATTCCTGATGACGGAATACTCAATGTTATGTTCGCAAAACTTGTTGGACTAGTTCCTTTGTATTTTCCGGAAAAATAAATCGCAATGGGAACATTTAATTCATAAATATAATTCCGTGAGCTAATATTTTGTGTAATATAGAAAGAAAGTAACGTAGTGTCGGTGGGATTTGTTTGTAAAGTACCTGCATTAACTGATTTAATTGTATAAAATGCAGCAGTATTTTCAGATACGTAGTTTACTTTCCATAAGTCTGTATCGGGGGCATCTGTTATTGCATAAATTCTATCCGCAGAATTTGAATAATTATAAAGTGGTACGCTTGGGTCATAATATAAATTAGTAATTGGACCTGGTACGCCGGAACCAGAAGTGGGGGTTGGTATCAGATTATCTAAACTACAATCGTAAGGAGCAAGCACTGGAACACGAGTTATAACTACCCGTTCTGTATTAGTTACTGTGTCAAACACTGTACTCACGACGTCCGTGTAGGTCGTAGTATACGATTTGGATTGATATTTTCCGGTAATCACCTGCGCAAACCGCCCCTTTTTTGTTATATTATTCGTTTTAGTACTTGATGCGTTATTTGAATATTTTAATATCTCTACCTTTCTCCGCATATCAAGTTGCTCTTGCGTATATTGTGGATAGGGTGATATTGGATTTGCACGAAATGACGGCATCGGGAACAATTGTTGTCGTTTTCTCAAATTACATAATGTAGTCAGGTTCATATTGATATTTGCCATTGTAAAATGTATATATTGGTTGAATATATATTTTACTACACTTAGTACTTAGATGCGTACCATTGAGTTGATAAATAATTATAACCACCGGTTGGTTTCACTTCCTCTGCCACCTTCAAATTTGGTCCAGATGACACTATATTATTAATTTCAAATACATTCAATGCACGACTGTAATATCTTAAATTAGACAACTTGCCTTTGAAACCACCATTCTGACAAATATATACGTTTCCATAGTTTTGCTTGGGTGTATTATTCAATAACAAACGGTTCACCACGATGCCATTTACATATACATCCAATATCGTGTTTTGCAGACGTAATGCTACATGAACCCACTTATTAATCGGAATGTTATCTATATCAATGGTGGTATTATCATCATTTGGCGAGACTGTGTTCATAACTACGTGAAGGCTATTGTTCATAGGACCAATGTATAATCCAGGACCATTATTTACCTTTGACAAATTAGTGTTCAAATCTATATTTCCATCTCCCTTGCTAAATACGTGCTGATACTTGTTTGGTTCTTTTCCCAAATCACTTAAATATAACCACGTTGACCACGTAAACTCCATTCCCTTTGATTGGTCATTTGAACGATAAATCGGTATAGCATCCGACTGTTTGGGGTCCTGTGGAATAACCTTTGAGAAGTTACCGTCAATCATTCCGTTTACCAAGTATGGGTCATTGGATGGTTCAGTAAAATAACCGATTAACGTAATTCCTAAATTAAATAAGATTAAAAATACTACTAATAACAAGATGATAAATGCGAACTTTGCAATAATCGTGTTTGCTGTTAAGAAGTCCGATGTCGCACCGACCCCGGTACTCGCCTTATTAGAAAACTCACTAAACGTATTAGACAATGCGCTAGATGCGGTATCCAACGTGCTACCTATTCTTTCCGCAATTGGTTTTCCATAATTTAATGCTTGTGATGATACAACTGGTTGAATATTCATTTATGTACGATATATAATAGAATAGGATATTATATATTGTTCAAGTGCTTCTTTAATTCAGCACTCTATATTTTGAAATAATTTTGTTTAAAATGAGAACCTTGTCTGCTCCACGTTATTCTTCAATACAGACACATCTATTCCGTATGATGAAAATGCGCGAGAAACACTGTTTGTACCATTACCCGCTAAATACGTATCCCAAGCAGTTTGTGGGTCAATTGGGGCAGTCCAACGCTTGAACTCCGAAATGAATGCATCAAATGGACCAAAGTTGGTTGTCGCTTCGCTATTTCCTAAATAAATAGGGCTTGTCGTTGAATCCGAGGGAATAGCAGGCATTGCTCCATTCTCCGAGTAAAAACGCTGTGATTTAATTAGTTTACCATCCAGATAGGCGTCTGCGAATTGGTTATCCACGCTAATGGCAACGCATACCCACTTTTGAAGAGGGAAGTTGTTTGTAATTACCATCGTGCTCGTGCTTGCCGCGGTATCATTCATCGTCAGGTCCATCTTCAATGTTGGGCTGGTATTATCTAAGTACAACTTAATGTTCTTCGGACGACTGAATATGGTCTTGGCACTGTTATTGTCCCAAGTATTCACATATACCCATACGGTATAACCATAACGGGTATTTCGTGGACTTGACACATCGGTAATCGGAGGAGTAACTGTTTTCAAACTCGCGGAACTTGATAGTTTCGTCACAGTTGCCGTTAGATATGCATATAACACATATACTAATAGTAATATCACTATTATCAAAATGATTGTTGTCGGTGTCATTATATACTTTGCTTACAAAATATTTGTTGGTGGATTTTGGTTCATTAGTAAATTATAGGACGTGGCTATTTGTCGCATTGACTGGGGGATTGCATAATATTTAATATTGCATATCGCGCCATCTAAACCATCCGTTGAACCAACCGATATTATATCGCTTGCCGAATATGTCGGCTCATTACCGCTAAAAACAAATGTTTTTTCTAAATGACCGTTTATAAATAAATCCGCCTGCGACGAGGTATAATTAAATACGATTTGGTTCCATTTCTGCGGTTTTATATTCACTGTATAGCAACGGTTTGCCTCATCACCCACATTTGTGTAATATACCTTTAATACATCTGGTGTTTTACTGCCATCCGTATCCACATTATTTATATATGTCACCCTTGGCAATCCATTTCCGTAGTTAAATATTTCACTCTCCTTCGCATAAGACGAGTAATTCGGCGGTTGTATGTTCAAGTATACCCACATTGAAATACTATATGACCGTTTATATGTCGTTACTGCATCGTCCGCATAACCAATATTCTTATATGCTAGATTATATCCGCTACCCAATTCTTTTTTTATATCTAAAAAGGCTGAACCTGGGAGCAGTTGCGTACCCTCCATGGTTGTTATCTTATTTATGATTTGCGGTACATAAATATATAACAGGGCGGCTATCACTTCTAATACGAATAAATAATACACTACGTTTGATGTTGACCCTATTTCATTTTTAATATAATTAATAAAATCTATCACCAAACACGGTACGTAGAATAGGAGATTTACCAAGAAACCACCCCATCCTCCCACCGTTTTTAAATAATTACTATAAAAGTAAAATACGATTGCTAATCCAATTATCGTTGCGAACGTTAATATACCAGATAACGTGTATATAATGGTCGTTGGTGCACTAGATTTATCATTTGATAAATAATACAAGGCGGTTCCAAATATCGCCGAAACCGATACCAATGCCATTAACAAATATTTCGCCGTTATTCCTACCAAATTACTTAGTATTGCATATACTACACCACATAACATTATTGCCAATAAGGGATAAGTTAAACCCATGGAATAAAAATAGAATGCGGCTCCAAACACTATCGCTATTGCAAAAAATGCGACCATTGCCGTGCTATTATCCACCGTTGTAAAATTGCTAAAAAATAAATATGACACTATACAAAACACTAATGCCCATATGGGATACAAGTATTTATATATATCCGTCGTCGCTGCATTCGGGTTAGATGCCGCGAAATTTAATGTGATTGCTATAATTAGGATTGTTCCTAATAACATACCGTAATTCTTATCTGCCCCACTCAGATTATTATATATGTATGAAATGAAACTTGTCAATTCAGAGTAGACCCACATCAATGGGGATAGAATAACAGACACAATGAGTATGATTATGGATTTTATCTTATTCAGTATCTCACCTCCATCCATTATTTTATTCGTTTATTATACAATATAAGATATTTTTATTGTATAACATAATTTACAAGTTCTCCATTGTTGTTTTCTTTCCGTGACACTCCCGACATAAAGCGACTAAATTATCTATGTGGTTACTACCCCCGTGTTCTAGTCTTACCGTGTGATCGACCTCAAACCACGCACTCAATTGGTTCTTGCAATCTTGACACTTCCAATTTTGACGAGCCGCTACAAACTTCTTTTTCGTTTCACTCACCGAACGTTTGGTGGATTTTTTACCCGAATTCGCGATGCGTGCTTCTGATGCATACTGTTGATTGTTATTTGACATTGGAATAATCGGATATTGCTGACTACTTTCATTGGCAAAACTATGCTTGGACGTAAAGTCTAAAATAGGTGAAATTATATTGGATGCATTCTTATCAATGGGTAAGTATTTAATATACTCGTTTGACGCTGTCACTATTTCACGGGCACGTAATGGATTACGTTTAATCAATATATACAACATGAGTGCACCAAATGCTACTCCCGCCATTTGATAATATTTTTTACCCGATGCCAGCATATGCCAATACTTTCCATCGGTGTAAATATTTGCTATGATAAATCCTGCAATGATGATGATAATTAATTCTATGCGCATTCTATTTTATTATAGTATACTGAGATTTTTACACCATCCTGGCTCTTCATTCATAATACACATATATCAAAAATAAACATATCAAGATTAATATCGCGTGTACATAATGGCGTCTTAAATGGATTTTTTCGTGTAAATACACCGGTTTCGGCTTATACTCTGCACGATACTTCTCTAACGCATCTGCGAATAATACCTCTTCTTTTCCTAACGAAACATTTATTTTATTATGTATAAAATGAACCCATCGTACGAATGAATCGCGATTGTCTAAATATGGACTTACTGGATACTTATCTAACATTTCACTAAATTTATTTCCCATTTCAGCGATGGGTATGAACAACGGCATGTTCTGTATTAAATCGTAATATTTGCGTTTCGTTACTTCATTCGGTGTTAATGGATATGCTTCTGCTACCGTATGTAAAAAAAACCAATAATGTGGACCCCATACAGTTGAATCAAATATCATTCCTATTCAAAAATACTCATATAAAGGTTTATTATATTATTCAATTAGGTTAAACTAATTTATTATTATGAATGAAAATTACTGTAACAACTGCGGTAAACAAGGACACGTATATAATCAGTGTAAAATGCCCATTACTAGCATTGGTATGATTGCTTTTCGCTACAATAATAATCAGATTGAATATTTAATGATACGTAGAAAGGATACTCTCGGATTTATTGACTTTATGCGCGGTAAATACATTGTTAATAACAAATTTTACATTATAAATATGTTAAAACAAATGACCATTCAGGAAAAAGAACGTCTTCGCAATTTAGATTTTGACACACTCTGGAAACAAATTTGGGGGGATAATCAAATATCCTCTCAGTACAAATACGAAGAAAACGTCTCCAAGACGAAATATAATCTCTTGCGCAACGGTATTAATTGTAACAATGATTTTTACGATTTAAACTTTTTGATTGATGAAAGTAATAAATACGAAACGTGGAGTGAACCTGAATGGGGGTTTCCTAAGGGACGCCGCAATTATCAAGAAAATGATTACTCGTGTGCTTTAAGAGAATTTAATGAAGAAACGGGTATTGATATCTCTGCTCTTACCATTATGCAAAACATTTCTCCGTATGAAGAAACATTCACCGGCTCCAACTATAAATCATACAAACATAAATATTTTTTATCTTGCATCAATAACTCCGACCGTATAAATATGAAGAATTTTGAAACTTCTGAGGTTAGTTGCATGGAGTGGAAAACATATGAACAATGTATGCAACATATTCGTCCTTACAATTTAGAAAAACTGTCTATTATGAAGAATATCAATTATGTTCTTACTACCTTTCAAATTGCACAGTTTATTTAACCACTGCGCTTATTTCTTCATTGTATTCTCGTAATGGAATAAAAGTATATGTAAAATAATCTACATATATTTTAAAGTATCAGGATTGAGATGTCTCAAATTACAGAAAAAATAAAGTCGCCTATTAACAACCGTACATTAAAAAAACGTTGTCCGGTCGGCGAGCGACGAAACCCTATCACTAATTTATGCGAACCGTATGCTCCCGTTAAAACCGGTAATAAAATGGTCCTTGGTTGTTCTAATACCTATCAACCAAAAAATGAAAAAGAACAAGAACGTATGAATGAATTAAACAAAATGACCATACAGGCTCTTCGTGATATTCTTTCTACTTTAAAAGGTGAAGATACGGGGAAAACTTACATTGCTGGCGCTCGTCTGAAACAAGAGATTATTAATTTAATCGTATGCATAGAAAGTTCTCGTGATGATATCGTTGCAGATGATAGTTCCAAAGTATCAGAGAATGTTTCAGAAGTCGCTGAGGTGGTTGCACCTACTCCCGTTCCAGAAGTACCAACTCCGGCAGTAGGTGCGGTTAAACCCGACGAAAGTATATACGAAACCGTGAGTGAACCTTCTATTCCCTCTCCTGATATACAATTGTCTACCGATGACTTAAAGATACAAAATGCGATTGGCGTTGTTCCTGACGATATGACCGATAAGGATGGCAATGATTTTCTATTTAATAAAGAATTGATTGAACACAATACGTCTTCATTTAACGACGAAAACTCGGATTTTCTATATCCTGAATTAAATGACCCCGACTTTAACATTAAAATCGCGAAGCGCAAAGAGTTTTATGATACCTTATATGACGGTAAAATTCGCGACATTAAAACACACGCTAATTTGTTATGTAACGCGGATTTCACATTAATGCCTCACCAAATGTTCGTCAAAAATTTCCTCTCCTTTCAAACCCCATACAATGCTCTTTTATTATATCACGGCTTGGGTACTGGTAAAACGTGCAGTTCTATTGGTATCGCCGAGGAAATGCGTGGATTTATGAAACAAGTCGGAATTACTCAGCGTATCTTGATTGTAGCGTCACCAAATGTCCAAAATAACTTTCGCCTTCAACTTTTTGATGAACGGAAATTAGAAGCCGACGGCGACCTGTGGAATTTAAATACTTGCATTGGAAACGCTCTATTAAAGGAAATCAACCCGACCAGTTTACGTGGTATACCCAAGGAAAAGGTCATTAGCCAAATCAACAGTATTATCAACAAATATTATTCTTTTGTCGGATATACTGAACTTGCTCACTTTATACAACGAAAGGTTCTCGCGTTTGATGATAGTCAACAATCCAACAAAGAACGAAAAGAACTCAAAATCAAACGTATACGCAAATTCTTTGACAATCGTCTTATTATTGTGGACGAGGTTCACAATATTCGCCCAACCGATGATAACAAAGATAAAACGAGAACCGCCGCGTTATTGATGGAAATTTGCAAATACGCCGAAAATATTCGTTTGTTATTATTATCCGCAACTCCCTTGTACAACAGTTACAAGGAAATAGTATGGCTGACTAATCTATTAAACACGGTTGACAATCGTAGCACCATAACCGAGGCAATGGTATTTGATAAAAATGGCGATTTTATTGAAGAAAGTATTGATGAGAACGGACGAACCATTGAAAGTGGACGAGAACTTTTACACCGTAAATTAACTGGTTACGTATCCTATGTGCGTGGTGAGAACCCGTACACTTTTCCTTATCGCATTTATCCCGAAATATTTTCACCGGAACACACGGTTGATTATGCCAATTACCCGAAAATACAAATGAACAAAAAGGAAATTGACGAGCCACTTAAACACATTCCGTTGTATATGACAAAAATGGGTGAATATCAAGAAAAGGGGTATAACTTTATTATGGAAACTTTACGTAACCGTAGTGGCAATGTGGTTGATAAGTTTGGACAGGCTAAAACTATGCCCACCTTTGAGAACATGGAGACATTTGGATATACATACCTTGAAAAACCATTACAATCCCTTGATATCGTATACCCTAGCGCCGCATTGGATGCTGTCTTCAATAATAACGCTCCGGCGGATGTCAATATGGAGACATTAGTTCAAAATATGGTCGGTAAAAATGGTCTCGCTAAGATTGTTAAACATAAAACGAGTGATATCTTAAACTATGATTACGAGTACACCGCCGACATATTAAAAACTCACGGTCGTATATTCAATAAGGATAACCTGCACAAGTACAGCAACAAATTATCCAATATTTGCAATAGTATTATGACTTCTAACGGTATCGTTATTGTTTATTCACAATACATTGATGGTGGCGTGGTACCAATGGGTCTCGCCTTAGAAGAACTCGGTTTCTCACGATATGGTTCGGATAGACACACCAAATCCCTCTTTAAAACACATCCGACTGAACCTCTGGATGCTATTACGATGAAACCCAAATCACAATTAACTCCCACTGAACTTGGCAATTTTAAACCTGCAAAATACGTCATGATTACTGGTGATAAACGGTTCTCGCCGAACAATTATGAAGATATGAAATACATCACCAATCCAGAAAATGCGCTTGGACATAACGTGAAAGTCATCCTCATTACAAAGGCGGCTGCCGAAGGTTTGGATTTCAAGAACATTCGTCAAATCCATATAATGGAGCCTTGGTATAATATGAACCGCATTGAACAAATTATCGGGCGCGGTGTTCGTAACCTTAGTCATTGCCGCCTCCCCTTTGAAGAACGTAATGTTGAAATCTATTTACACGCAACTATACCGACCAATGAAGAAGAAACTGCTGATATGTACGTTTATCGCTTCGCTGAAAAGAAGGCAAAGCAAATCGGCAACGTAACGCGAATACTGAAAGAGAATGCCGTGGATTGTATATTGAATATAGGACAAACGAATTTCACAATTGACAAATTGCTTGAACAAGATGCGAACAAAAATATTAAAATACAACTTTCTAGTAAACCAGGTGAATTGATTGATTATCAGATTGGCGACAGACCCTTCACGGATATGTGTGATTATATGGATAATTGTAGTTTCACTTGTTCTCCTAATGCAAAGATTGAACCCTCCGATATTATTGAAGATACATACAACGAAGATTATGCGAGAATTAATTACAGCATGATAGTCAAGCGCATTCGCCAGTTGTTCAAGGAGAAGGTCTTTTATCATCGCACCGAACTCATGAATTCCATTAATATACGGTCAAATGTACCAAACAAACACTTGATTAAAAATGTGTCTTCCAAGTTCCCTAACGAGAACATTGATTATACATACAACGAAAAACAAATAGATTTCGCATTATCACGGTTTGTTAATAATAAAAATGAACACTTGATTGATGGATACGGAAGACACGGATATTTAACTAATACCGGCGATATTTATGCCTTTCAACCCATTGAAATCACCGACCAATATGCATCTATTTTTGAACGAACTGCACCGGTTGATTACAAACCGAACTCGCTACAATTAGAACTTCCGGTCAAGCACGACAAAGGCAAAACTGGTTCTCAAATCACCGAAACTATTCAGACGATTAGTAATATACGAACTTATACAGACGTATTAAATGAAATTACAATCAATATGAAATCCGCTATCGTAATGAGCGAACTAGAAACCGGCGAAGTAGACTGGTATAAACATCTAGGAAATGTTTCGTACAAATTAAAACAATTCCACCCGTTTTTAACGGACAGTGTAATTACCAAGTTTGCAGTGCATCATTCAGTTGACACATTATCCATCAGTGACAAATTATTAGCAGTGAAATATTTATATAACGATACAACGACCAAACTATTGGAAATTGAAAAACACATTAAATCATATTTAGATGCAAAAATTATGCAGGCAGGTTCTCAAACCGGTATTTTATTATTGCAAGAAAACAATGAAACTTCTACATTTAAGATTTTTGTACAAGATGCCATTGACCGCGAAAACTGGAACGAAGTAAGTCCCACCGAATATGGTACGTTTAAGCAGAACTTGGCACAACATATATCAAACATTCGTAATTATAATGATATTATCGGGTTTATGAGTGTATTTAAGAACAACAAGGTTGTATTTAAAACGAAAAATATGACGGATAAGCGAAATAACAAGGGCGCTTATTGTGAAAATGCAGGTAAGAAAGACATCATACAAAGATTAAATGAAATACAATCCGGAAAAATATATTCCGAAACCGAGATAAATAAAGACATCAGTATTAGCGACACCAATATACCAAATATAATCTTTAAAAATGGGTTATGCGTCATGATGGAAATATTACTGCGGTATTATGATGACAATAAACATTTAAGCCGACGATGGTTTTTTAATCCAGAAGATGCGTTACTTAATCGTATTACTGAAATCAAAAAGTAACTTCCTGGAAAAATTGAATAAATAATATACAGAAAAGATTATATATTATTATATTAGTTACAATGGACAAATACACGAAGGCTACCGATAAAAAAATTTACGGGGTATATATCCAAGAAATGCTTACTATGAAGGCATTTCTTTCCATCACAGAAGTCGGACAAAATATTAAACAGAATTTAGAGCGATGGATTTCTAAGAACACCGAAGGACGATGCATTCGTGAAGGATACATCAAGCCCAAGTCCGTCAAGGTCATCAGTTATTCTAGCGGCACCGTAAATGGTGACAAAGTAGAATTTCAAACGGTATTTGAATGTATGGTATGTCATCCAGTAGAAGGTATGTTAATTGAATGTAATGTTAAAACCATTACTAAGGCGGGTGTACACGCCGAAGTCACCGATGAAACCGGCATTGTCCCGGTCGTTGTATTTGTCGCACGTGACCATCATTTTAATAATAAAAAATTCGCTGAAATACAAGAAAACAGTAAAATTACGGTAAAAGTTGTTGGTGTTCGTTATGAACTAAACGACCCTTATATTTGTGTTATTGCACAACTAGATAATCAGCAGAATGAACGAAAAGACTAACACAAACAATATTCAATAATAAAAAATGATTTTTTATTGAATTTCAATACGCTTATACATTCTCAGTTGAACTCTCTAACAATATTTCATTCGTTTTATCATAATATTCCTGTAATATTTCACATCCTCGGAATTTCCGATTTGTTTTTTTACACGCAATCGCAGTTGTTCCTGCTCCCAAAAATGTATCTAATACTACATCATTCTCATTTGAATGTTTTAATATGAGTTCTTCAAATAACGGCAGACTTTTTTGTGTTGGGTGAAACCGGTTTTTTCCTCCTTGCAATGGATGCATATAGATACCATTATCATACGAACTATTAAATGTTGGACTGCCGTCTTTCACACCAACCAGTGCGATTTCGCGACAGTTTGTCAAATAATTTACCCGGCTATTTCTGGGCTGGGGGTTCGTTTTTATCCATTCAATCATTCTAATTTGTTTGAACTTATGTTTCTCCATCATCTCTTTTAACGGCGTAATCTTCCATAAATCAAAGAACATTATCATTGTCCCGCCTTTTCTTAGTTTTTTGTAGTATTCCGAGATAAACTGTTCCAGCATTTCCATTGTAAACTCACTATCCCATTCACCGTAATCCGTTTTTACGCAATATTTTTTACCATAGATTGAGCCATACTTCATAAACTTACTGCGGTTCTCATCATCAAATATAGCATTTTCCTCTTTGTATTCTTCCCAGTCTTGCTGCGTTTTTACAAGGGTGATATTGTTTTCTTCGTTATATTTAACATTGTTATAATGTTCATTCATTCCGCTCTCCTTGGAGATAATATAGGGCGGGTCCGTTAAGATTAAATCTATTGAATTATTTGGTATTGTGGATAAATAGGTCAACCCTTCCACATTCTGCACGTCAATATCTTTAAATACGTGGGTTGCCTCCGGAACTGGTTTCTGCTTACTCTTCCTTATTTTTTTGGTAATAATTGACGACGTTTCATCTACCGGGATTGTATCCATACTTTCCATTTTGATATAGTATTATATAATTTGTGTTTGAAAAATCAATTTTGTGTGTTATACTATATTATGGAAATAACAGACAAAGAAGAAAAATTACTTTTTATTTTTAGTTCAAAACGAACTATTGATAATTGTATTCATACCGATGATTACCGAACCGCTTTCAATACGATGATTTTTGTGCTTGAACGCTTGAATAATGAAGAAAAAACGGAATTCATTGATTATTACTGTAAAAACATCAAATATATACACTTCCTTAACAACTATTTGTCAAATGATTAGATGAAAACAAACCTATGCAAAATATTATATAATAAATTGTAATAATATAGACATACGACGACAATAATAGTATTATAATATGCCGAAGATTGAAATTGATTACTCTAATACCGTTTTTTACAAGATTTTTTGTAAAGATGCGAATGTTTCCGACCTATATGTCGGACATACGACCAACTTTGTTCAGAGAAAACACGCTCATAAACAAGGTTGTAAGAACCCCAAATCGTCCAACTACAATTGCAAGTTGTATAATGCCATACGACTTCACGGTGGGTGGGACAATTGGATTATGGAAATTATCGCATTTAATAATTGTAATGACCATTACGAAGCGCGTATCAAGGAACAAGAGTACTTTGTTTCTTGTAAAGCCACTTTGAACAGCATTGAACCTATGCCAAAACCGAAACCTAAACCGACTAAAAACGTGTTTGATACTTCGGAACTAAGTGCTCAACAAATAAAATTATGCTGCGTTGCGTGTAACTACCATACTTGCAGAGAAAGTCAGTATAATCGTCATATAGAGACATCTAAACATATTACCAGAACGCAAATAAGTAAAAATAATTCAAAACAGGCAATTACTGAATATACTTGTGAGTGTGGTAAGCAATACTCCCATGCATCATCTTTATGGAACCATAAACAAAAATGTACAAATAAAAACCAATGTAATACAGAGATTTCAATTACAAAACCGCTATACAACGAATCTACTGTAATGGAGTTGCTTAAACAAAATAACGAATTCAAAAGTTTAATCTTAGAACAACATCAACAAATTATTGAACAAAATAAACAAATTATTGAATTAATTAAATCAAATAATAAATAGTTATACAACGTTTTCGTTAAAGGTTCCCAATTGTGGGTCTTTACATTTTACATATTTTTACGCTGAATTCCCCAAAATAGTCATGAAAAGAAATGGCATCGCTCGCCCAAATTGGACATTTATTTTTGTCCATTTTTCAAAAGTG